CGCTTGCCATGACGAGACCGGAAACCGGCACGATGGCACCACACCACACCACACCGGCACGATGGCACCTGCACGATGACACCTACGCATGGACACCGGCACCGGCACCAGCACGATGGCAATGCATGACAAACGCCCAGCCTGGGAGGGTTTATTGGGATCAATCAGCGACTGCAGTTGAACCAGCTTGAGACTGGTGAAGTGCGTGAGTCGTTGAATGGTCGGATGGAGGGATATTGGAAGCCTCGTAAGGGGATTAAGGCTAGGACTGGAGATCTGACGAGTGGTGGTAGTCCATTGACGTTGCCGTTCTTCCTGATTGATTCTGCGAAGAATATCACTGCTGCTAGTGTGGCAAGTGGTGTGGTAACGATTACGATTACTGGTCATGGGTTGACTGGCACGGCATTGGCTCGCGTTGGTGGGTTAGCTGGTAACGTTGAGATGAATGGTGACTTCCAGTTGACTGTAGCTAGCGTAGATACGCTGACGTATTCTGTGCCTGGGTTGACTTCGATCTCAGATCAGACTGGCACATTAACGACTACTCCTATTAATGATGCTGCTAACGTGAACGTCAGGGCATCCTGCTTGTTCAGTGATCCTAATGACTCCAATGCTGAAAGCGTAATGCTGGCATTGGATACAAAGGCGATCTTGGTGGATCTCGATGGATATACGACACAGGATATTGCTTATCCTACTGGTAAGTCCCTGACTCAGAATGTGGATATGATACAAGCGTTTGATCGTGTGTATTTATTCCGTGATGGATCTCAAGGATTTGAGTGGTTTAAGAATGGTCGCCAGATCGAGAGTGCTAGTCAGGCTGGATCTACAACAGTAACAATGCGTGTGAAAGATCATGGATTGACTGTAGGTGATTCTATTGTGGTTAGCGGTCTGACTGGTGGAACTCCTGCCAATGGATCGTTTACCGTGCTGTCTGTAACTGACAAGGATGTGTTTACATATACGTTTACAACATCTCAGACTCAGACCTTTACGGTTACGGATGGTGTGCTGAAAGCTGGGTTTACTTTGGTTCCTGGGGGTGTGTATACTCAACCACAGGTGTTTAGCGTTGTAGGTAACGATGGTTCCGTGACTGATGGTGTTGTGAGCTTGACTGTATCAGGCAACACCACAATTCAGGCAGGAGATACGATTGTAATTTACGAAACGACTGTTCCTGCGTTCAGCGCAATCTCTGGACAGTCCTTTGAAGTGCTAAGTGCTACCACAACGAACATTTCGTTTATTGCGCCTGTGGCTAATCTGGCTACATTGGGTGGTGGTTTGATGGTGGAAGTCGGTGGCAGGTTTAGTCTTGGCATTGGATTCATTCATCAACCTGCTCCTCCATGGGGAGTTTACTTCCAACGTCGATTGTGGGTGCCATTTTACTACGAACCTGGTGGAACGTTCAGTTCTCCTAGCTACGCAAGCAGAGAAATCACTGATGAAATAACCGTTTCGGATATTTTAGACAGTCATACGTTTGATCAGATCGCCAATCAGTTCCGAATAACTGGTGGCACTGCGGATTATCTTGTGGCAATGCAGGGATTCTACGACGACAAGTTAGTTGTCTTGAATCGGAATAGCTTGCATTTGATTAGTGGCACAACTGGGTCATTAAATGACACCAAAGTGACGGCATTGACGGATGAAGTTGGGTGTTTGGCGCGGAAAAGCGTGGTGATGAAAGGCAATGCCATGTTTTTCCTTTCCGATGATGGGGTCTATGCTGTAGAATTCCTCAATGATTACAATCTTCGTGGTGCTGATGAGCCTATTTCTAAAAACATCCAGCCATATATTGACAGAATCAACAAGAATCTGGCAGCAGACGCTGTTGGAGTGCTGTTTAATAATCGATATTATCTTGCTGTTGCATTGGACTCGATTGTTGGAGCTAATGATGCGCGTGGAAATAACACGATTCTAGTGTTTAACTTCCTGAATAAAGGATGGGAGTCAATTGATACGTTTGGAGCTGCTGATTTTGTCATTAAAAACATCATTATTGGTAGTGCCGCTGAAAGAAATAGCATCTATGCGGTAACATCACTAGGTGGATTACATGAATTAGAAGCAACAGAAACATCAAACGATATTCTTGTGTCTGGTGGATCTGAAACAAGTGTTTCAATCAACTCATCTTTGACCACCAGGGGATATTCCTTCAATAGTCTTGATCGCAAACGATTCACGGATGGTCAAATCACCATGCAGTGCATCGATGGTGGTCTGGGTGAGTACAACATTTCCTTTGCTGCTGAAGATCCAGACAACAATCAAGAGATTGGGACAACAACCATGTTCCTTGGTGGAGAAGTTCTTGGCACTGGATCAAGTAATGAAGATGAGACTGGTAACATTCGCTTCCGTCTTGGAGGCATCAGAGGATACTTGGGAACCTTAACCTTGACAAGAACTATCGGTTCTCCTAAGATCACGTCTATAAGAGTCACTGGTTCTGTGACAAATCGACAAATTATATCACAAAAATAATATGGCTGGGGTCATAGATACAACACACACTTTTGCAAACAACGAGGTCATTACCAGCACGTTGATGAATAACATCATCGACCAAACATTTTTTACATCTGATGCGCTGGCAAACTCGACTCTGGCATTGACTGCTAATAAGATCAAAGTGGCTACATCTGGAATCACATCCAATGAAATGGGTGTTGATTCTGTGACTGCTAATGCGATTGCTGATGGAGTCATTGCTAATGCCAAGATTAGTGCTACTGCTGCCATCTCCTTGTCGAAGCTGGCAAATGAGGCACTTCCTACTGGCATTACCGTAGCTACTGCAAACCTTGTTGATGCCAATGTCACCACAGCAAAGATTGCTGATGCTGCTATTACGGCTCCAAAACTTGATGGAGCGCAGACTGGCACTGCTCCTGCGTATGCAATAAGATCATGGGTTAATTTTAATGGGAAAACTGCTGCAAGTGCTGATGTTTCTGGAAATTTCTCAAGAAGTGGCACGACTATAACTCTTACTGTTTCCAGCCATGGATTAATTGCAGGTAATCTTATTTTTATTGATTTTGTTTCTGGAACTGTTGCTCCTGATGGTATGTATGTAGTTGCTTCGGTAATTGATGCAAATAACTTTACAGTTACAAGCGCAGCAGCTGCTAGTGGATCTGGAACAGCAGTATTAAAACGAAAATCAATTAGAGGAGGTGGAAATATTTCATGTGTTTCTGCTGCTGCCGCAAATCCTGTAATTCCACCAACATCAAGTATTAGTCCAGCAGGTGGATATTATGTAGTAAACTTTTGGTCACCAATGCCAAGTGGAACTAGTTACGCAATCCTTGGCACATGTAGTGAAAATGGTGAGTTTTCTACTGGTTCTGGCAATGATATTCTTTCTGGTTCACCATATAATTCTGCTGCTGCGATTATATTAACCACAGCTGTAGGAACAACTCCTACTGATTGCCTTTACACTAGCGTGTCTATTATTAACTAACACTTACAAAACAATTAACTTTACATTACGATTATGGGACTTGGAGGCATTGTAGCAGGATTAGCTGGAGGAGCATTAGGTGGATTATTGGGTAGTAAATCCAAAAAAGTTCGCGCACCTAAAATGGATATTGCCAAAGACATTCAACAATATGTCTCTGGAATGTCTGCGTCATTACCACAGATTGTTACCCAAGAACAACAATTTCGCCCCCAGTTCCAAGGTCTTAACCTTGGTGATATGTCTGCATTCCTTAGTGGAACAGGTGGTCAACAAGGTTTATTTGGTCTGAGCAACTTGGCAGCACAACAAGCTGGAACAGGTCTTGGTGCTGCACGACAAGCGGAACTAGGTCAGATGACCGATCAAGCAGGTCTTGCTCGTGGACTTCTCCAAGCATTGTCTCCAGAGCAAGTCAGCATGATCCAGCAATTCGGCAATGAAGCGCAGCGATCACTAGCAGCATCTCAGCGTATTAGTCCAGAGGAGCAACGTGGATACCAACAAGCATCGCGTGAAGCTGCCTCTGCTGCTGGGCGTATTGGTGGCAATGCCGCTATTGCCTCCGAGCTAATGGGGCGTGAAGATGTCTTTGCTCGCAAACGTGCTGAAGCAACACAAGCTGCCCAGAACTACTATAACGCAGCACAGAACTTTTATCAACCTGGTCTTGGACTGCTGAGTTCTGCTCCATTGGCGTATCAACAAGGTCAGCAATTTGTAAACCTTGGTCTTGGAGCTATTGGTTCTGGAACACCTCAGTTGTTTGATCCTACAGTTGGTTTGAATCTTGGTGCTGCTCAACGATCGAATCAACTTGCTGCCGCATCCGCTAATGCACAGGCAGCAGCATCTAAAGGAGCAGGAATCATGGGTGCTATTGGAAGTATTGGACAAGGCATTGCAAGCAATCCAGCAGCAATCGCAGCAATCTGATGAGAACAAAAATACAAGACGCGATTAAGAATATCGAACTTTGCCTTACTCACTCCAAAAAGCCTGTATTGGCATGGAGTGGTGGCAAAGACAGCATGGCATTGCTTGATCTTGTATTTAATAAGGTTGGTGCAAGAATGCCAGTGGTATTTTATCGTGAGCAATGGCAACCACACAAATACGCATTTCAGAATCGTATTATCGAAGAGTTAGGTTTAGAGGTCTATACATGGCATCCAACCATATCCCACTTCCAACAAACAGGTGATGAGTTTGAAGTCCAGAATCGCTACATCTTCGATAATACTGATATGACCTGTCCTACTGGAATTACTCCGATAGAGGAAGGTCAACCATGGGTCTGTGCTTTAGATATTTACAATCGTCCTAAAAACCAAGGCATTATTGCTGGGTGGGATGGGATGCTTGTTGGTCACAAATTATGCGATTCTGATCCAATTTATGGTGGAGATGCTGGCATTCGGGTAGATGTCAGAATCAATCCACATCAATGCAATGCATTCTACCCAATCAAAGGTTGGACACACGATGATGTATTTGAATATT